GGTATCGAAGAGGTTTGCCTACGGACCAAACGACACGTGCAAAATCGCGGGTTGTTCAGAAAGGCCAGCAGCCAACTGGCTATGCAATAGTCACAATGCAAATCGCAACTACAAGGCAAAGGAGGAATTGCTTATGGACCAACCACAGTGGTCAAAGGTCTGCTGGAAGTGTCACAAGGCTAAGTCTTGGGACAAGTTCATCAGGGCTTCCGACATTCCCAATGCCATCTGCCTTGAGTGCTTCAGGAAGATGCAGAAGGGTGAAGACACCAAGAAGAAGACCTACGACGTTCAGGCAGCCCTTGAAGAAATCCGAAAGCTTGCAACAGGTTTGGACGAGGCTAGCTAGAATTGATACATACTCACTCAATCAGTATCCCGTTGAACATTAGCCCTGACGCCAGTTCCCTCCTTTGAACGGTCAGGGCTTTTGTTTGCCCCGAATTCGTTACAAGAACGTAACATAAAAACCCTTGAAAATTGGTCAAAACTGGGAAATTAGAATGCGCATTCTGTTATACTTAGAGTGTTGGTGGAAATACCACCAAACACCAAACAGAAACGGATTGATTATGAGTGAAGTACGCAGTACAACCAGCCCAGAAGTGGGCACTAGATGACGAGGTAGACCACAAGGTTTGGTACCTCACAGAGGAACGCATTGCACAGGCAATCGAAATTGGCACATTGCGCGATGCAGAAAACCGCGATAGCCGCGATAAGCAGGGCTACGACAAGAACGACCCAACCAAGGCACACAGCAATCGTGATAACGACATCCTTGGTGTGGCATTTGAAATTGCTGTGACAGAGGCCCTGGGATTTGACCCAGATGACGCCGGGGTAATCACCCTCTTCAAGAAGAAGCCGTACGGCGAGGACTTCCCAGACATCAAGGGAATTTACGAGTGCCGACGCTTGAACTCATGGCAGAACGGCATCACGTACTACGGCAAGGACATCCGCAACGATGCCCTAGTGATTGCCGGAATCGTTGACCACGACTGTGACCGTGACGCTAAGCGAATCAACATCACAGGCCGGGTCACTTTCCTTGGCTGGAACTACCCAGCACTGGACAAGGCACACAACTGGCGTAAGTACCAGAACAACGGTGGCCTTATCTGGCCTTCCCACATGCGACCACTACACACCATGCCTCTTATTGAGGGTGCCCACTGGGCAGAAATGGCGGTAGCAGCATGAAGGACACAGAGTTTCGCCTGTTCGCAGAAATCATCTGCGAGGGCATGAACGCAGAAGACCTAGACCGATTTGAAGACCTTGCAGCAGCAGGCTTCACCCGACCATCCCACTGGGAGGACGTAGAACACGAACACTTGGAGGAAGACGAATGAAGCTATCAACGCGTGCAGTACAGGAAATCAAGGCTGCCAACGGACTTTACCGGGCAGCTGACGTAGCAAGGGCATATGACGTGCACCGAAGCACCGTAACCCGTATCTGGGGTGGCGCTGTACACCAGGAAATCAATGCAGCCTCAGAACCACCAAACGTAATCAGCCGGGTTCGTCCAAAGGAAGTTGCCGACGATATCCGCTTGCTACTCGATAGAGGAAAGACACCAGAGGAAGTAGCAGAACAGCTAGGCGTATGCCGTGCCTCTGTCTACGCCTACAGAGGAGTGTTCATCTGATGTTGTGGCTTATCTATGTAGGAATCGGAATCGGCGGGTATCTGTGGATTGATGCCTTGCTGAAAATCGCGGGTTTGTTGAAGGAAATGTACGCAGAAGCACAGCTTAGGAAGGAGGTAGCAGCATGGAAGGCTGGAAGGTAATCGAGTTTGGAAAGCAGCGTCAGGCTGGGCCGGCTAACGCTATTGAGGAAGTCGCCAAGGAACTAGACGCAAAGAAGGTGCCCTACACCATCAGGGACTTCATCGTGACCGCAGAAGACGTATTGGAAACGGCAAAGGAAGTAGTCGCTGAAGCAAAGAAGCGCCGGGTTACTAAGAAGGTGACCGAAGATGACTCATAAGCAGATGCTAAAGCTAGCCCTAAGAGGCAGCCTACGAATGATGTTGCACTGGCACTTCTGGATTGTGTGGCTAGTAGTCACCCTTGCTGTCTACACGCTAATCGGGGGTTCTATGCGATGAAAGTTGTTTGGTATTGCAGTGAAGACCTGTGGGCAAGCATCGAAACCACAGAGTGCAAGGAATGCGGTGCAGACATGAAGAACATTGGTTGGTTCGAAGGAATCGACACTATCAACTTGGAGGAAGTAAATGAGGTACCTACCTAACACAGACGTACGACTCTGGGACCCTAACGACCCAGAAATGATTCATGGTGAGGCATGGATGTTCCCAGCGGACCTACCAGAGGGAACGCTAATCACTGCATATGTCGAAGTCATGGACATGCTGAAGCAGGCACGGCTAACCAACAAGGCTAAGCAGGCTTACAAGGAGTTCACACTACAGATGGAATTGGAGGATGACGAATGAAGGCAGAAGAGTATGAGGCAGCGGTAAACAAGGTTCTTGAGGCATTCGGTCTAGACGCAGCTGAGGTAACAGGGGTCTGTGTAGAACCACACCGAACAGTCGTCACAAAGGTAAAGCGTGAGGATGACAAGCGTGTCTTGTTCACTGAGGTTATCAACCGCGATGACGTTAAGGCGGGTCCTGCATTCGCGTCAGTCGGCATCACAGTTGAGGGATTGGCTAAGGCAATCGCAGAGGTCACCAAGGACAACATTAGCCCAAACGCAGTTGCTAAGGCCCTTGGTCTATACAACCTGGCAACAGGTAAGTAGAGGTGCACTTAAACGGGGGTGGGTATCTAGCCCACCCCCACAACAACCCAGGTACATAAAGCCGGGGGTATATGAAAGGAGGTATGCCATGTGGCAGAAGGTAGTAGTAGAGGTAGTGAGTGGAATGAACTAAGACTCAGAGTCCTACGCCGTGATGCATACACCTGTGTGTACTGCGGTAGGGAAGCAACAGAAGCTGACCACGTTCTACCAAAGTCCAAGGGTGGTAAGGACATCATGACCAACCTAGTAGCAGCATGTAAGACCTGTAACTCAGGCAAAGGAAACAGACTAAACACACGAACCAACTGGTATGACTCAGATTGGCTTGACTCGCTGTAAATCGCAACAAAAACAAGATGGGTGCCCTCTGAAGACCTTCATTTTTTTTGAGTGGCCTCCTCTTGACCCCGCCCCAGTTTTCATTTTCACCGAAAGGGGTTGAAAACTTCGAAAAACCAACAGATAGGAGTAGATACGTGGATACCACGGTAGATGCCGGTACAGACGGCACAGAAGCAATTGAGGAAGTTCTGACTTTCCCCCAGGCCCAGGAGGTCAAGACCTTCACTGAGGCTACAAACGCGTTCCTAGGGGCTATGACGGACCTGACAGACGCAGACCTACCTATGAAGACGGCAATGCAGCAGGCAGCCTTGGAACTCGATACAAACGGCGTACAGGCAGCCTTGCTGAACCAGTACCGCCAAGCCTTCTTGGCACTTACTTCAAAGAGGGACAACGGCGCACCAGCTGTTGACGAGGATGATGTCTTTCTGAATGGCGCGTGACGTTCACAGACCAGCGCTACCGCCCAAAGCTATTCACCAAGCCTCTAAACCCCGACTTCGTAGAACGCGGGGACTCTGATGGTCCCTGGGCACGCATGTTTGCACAGCGATACATGCAGATGTACGAAGGCAAGCCGTTCAAGCTAGACGACTATCAGGCAGACCTGATTGACCATGCCCTTGAACGCTACCCGAAGGATTGGCATGTAGAACGGCTAAGAGGACGACTCAGGTTCACTGAGGTTCTTGTCTACATGGGACGCCAGAACGGCAAGTCCGTTATTGCTACGGTTCTTGGTTTGTGGGGAATGTTCCGTCACCATGCGCCATATGTCGTAGGTCTGGCTTCCACTCGTGAACAAGCAAACATCGTCTTCAACCGTGTCAAGGCAGTCATTGATGCAGAACCGCGACTTGCTAAGTACCTAGCTACAACGCACACCAGAGGCATTAGCAGAACGGACCGGATTGGACGGTATGAAGTCAAGCCGGCCAAGCCAGATGCCCTAAATGGAATCCCTGTAACGCTATGTCTGTTCGATGAGGTCCACCTCTGTGACGAGGAAATGTGGTCACAGATGGTCCTTGGTACCTCTGCCCAGACAGACGCAATGGTCTTCGGCATCACGACAGCTGGTGACAACACCTCCACACTCCTCAAGAACTTGCTAGACCGTGCCCACGCGTCCGCAGCTGCCTCTGACAGCCGGTTTGGTGCCTTCCTGTGGTACGCGGACGAGGGATGCCGTCTGGACGACGCAGAGGCCCTTCTAGACGCCAACCCAGCCCTTGCCTCTGGTCGCCTGGACCTGGACGAGGAACTAGCACGTGTCCTGGCAATGCCTGAGGACCATGCACGCCGCTACCGCTTCAACCAGTTCAGCAACCCAGAGGGCAGCTGGTTGCCAATGCACATGTGGCGCAATGGCGCGGGTTACAAGGTGCCTAAGGATGCAGGACGACTCATCTTCACTGTTGACCGTTCACAGTCAATGGAATTCGCCACCATCACAGTCACAGCCAAGGTTGGGGAGTTCTACTACACACAGATGGTCGCCAGCATGCGCAAGGCAAACCTTGAGTGGCTTATTGAGGTCTGCACCAAGCTTCACAAGACACACAAGGCATACCGCTTTGTCATGGACAGCTACAGGCTTGGCGACCTAGGCAAGGAACTCAAAAGACGCGGGGTTCCAGTGGAGGTCTTTAGTAGTCAGAAGGACCGTGCCAACGCCTGTGAAACCTCCTACGCCTTGATTGCGACAGGACAGGTACGTCACAACAGCGATGACGTTCTAAGCCTTCAGATGCCTCTTGCTGTCCGCAAGAACACGGACAACGGATGGGTTATCCGACAAGGAGGGGCTGTCGGCATTGATGCTGTCATGGCAACTGTCTACGGACTGTACGCAGCTGACAAATACGCACAGCTGCCTGACTACGGTCTAGGAATCGTCGCGTGACTTTGCAACAACTTTAGACTCGTGCCGGATAATTGAATACAGAATGACAGACTCACAGAAAGGTTTCCTACGTAGACTAGGTTCCTACTTTGGCATTGGTTCCAATGAACCACAGGTAGCCCGTTCTGAGTTGCCAATTGCAGCGACTCCGGGCTACCCAATCAGTCCTGTCAACCTAAGCCCAACTGTGCCTGATGGGGTTTCCCCAGACCGTGCAGTTGGGCTTGCGCCTGTCTACAGGGCAATCAACATCCTTGAAACCGCTGTCAGCCAGCTTTCATTTGGGGTCTGGAAGGACAATGCGGAAATCGTCTGGACTGACCAGACCTACCCAAAGTTCATTGACAAGCCGAACCTAGACATGAGTCTGTCAGCGTTCTTGCAGCAGACTGTTGTGTCCCTCGCTGTATCCGGCAACGCCTATTGGCTTCTTGAGGGCAAGACAACTAAGTCAGCCAAGCACAACAACATCGTTGTCCTGAACCCGCACGAAACTTACATCACGTACGAAAACGGACAGAAGTTCTACAACGAGGGTGGCAAGACATACCCAGCTTGGAAGATTAAGCACCTTCAGCACACCCGCCTACCTGGCTATGACAAGGGTGTTGGCCCAATCCAGGTTGCCCAGAACGAACTACGCGGTGCACTCGATACCCGCAACTACGGTGACAACTGGTTCCGTGAGGGTGGAGTTCCAAGCGGAATCCTCCGACACAGCAACGACACTAATCAGCTTTCCCCTGACCAGCTGGCAGCTGCCAAGACTGCCTTTGACGGCAATATCGCTGACAAGGGAAGAGGCGTAGTCGCCCTAGATGGTGACTGGAACTACCAGCCTGTCTACCTATCCCCTAAGGACGCACAGTTCCTAGAGTCACGACAGTTTGACCGCACTCAGATTGCAATGCTGTTCGGCATCCCAGCTACCTACATGTTGGCCGGGGTTGAAGGAAACAGCATGACCTACACCAACCTTGAAATGGTTGATACCCAGTTCGTCAAGTACACCTTGATGAAGTACCTACGCGAAATCGAAGAGGCATTCACTGACCTCACGGTGCGTGGACAGGTTGTCCGCTTCAAGGTCGAAGTCTTGCTACGTGCAGACACAAAGACTCGCTACGACTCATACAACGTCGCCACAGGTGGACAGCCTTGGTTGGCACCAAATGAGGTACGCGAAATTGAGGGACGGCTACCCCTCACAGCTGCCCAGCTAAAGGCCCTTAAGCCACAGCCGGCCAGCCCAGTAGCTAATCCAAATGAAGGCGGTACCGATGAATGACGCTATACAGAAGCGTAGAGGTACGCGCTGTTGATACTGAAAAGCGCACATTCGAAGGATTGGCGGTTCCGTACGGCGTAACGATTGACGTTCCAGCTGAGGGCATCCGTGAACGCTTTGAACGAGGTGCTTTCGGTGAATTCAAGCCCGTACCCGTCTACTGGATGCACGAACACTCAAGGGATGACCTGGCAACGCCAATCGGAATCCTGACCCACGGTGAAGACACCGACGAGGGATACGTAGTTCGTGGTCGCATTTCAGAAACTCCAAAGGGTTCTGAAATTCACACGCTGATGCGTGACGAGGTTCTAAACAGCTTGTCCGTTGGATTCGAACCAATCAAGGACAAGGAAGAGGACGGGGTAACCGTCCGAGTCAACGCCCTACTTAGGGAGGTTTCCGTTGTCACAGTTCCGGCTTATGCAGACGCAAAGGTCAGTGCTGTTCGCAACGAACAGAATTCCGAGGCTGGTGCTGAGGAAAATACAAATAAGGAGGACATTATGTCCGAGGAAATTAAGGAGGTTCTTTCCCGAGTAGCAAACCTAGAGGGTGCGAACGAGGAACTAACCCGACGACTCGACCTAGCAGGCGAGTCAAACAAGGACGAGGCACCAGCCCTATTCCGTAGCGCTGGACACTTCATCCAGGCCCTTGCTGATGGCAAGGCTGAGGCTGTACAGGAAGCACGCAAGTTGGACCGTGTTTACACAGGTTCTGTAATTGCAAACTCCCACGCAGCCAACGACTGGAAGACTGGTCTTTTGACCATCGTCAACCAGAACCGTGACGTTCTTAACCTGTTCAACCGTGGCCCATTGGGACCAACTGGTATGGCTGTTGAGTACGCAAAGATTGACTACGCCAACACAACTGGTGCAGTCGCAAAGCAGGCACTTGAGGGTGACACCCTCGCACTCATGAAGGTTGCCGTTACTACGGCATCTGCACCAGTAGAAACTTACGGTGCTTACTCCGACTTGTCATTGCAGGCAATTCGACGTTCAGACGTTCCGTTCCTACAGCTAACGCTTGAGGCACAGGCACAGTCTTACGCAGAGGTCACCAACGATGTCGTACGTGACGTTCTTACGGCTGCTACTCCACAGGTTGGCGCATCCCTAACCCTTTCTACTGCAAAGGGTAAGGACTGGCTTTCAGCTGTCATGGATGGTGTCAAGAAGATTAAGACGAACGCAAAGGGCGCACGCGCTGAATTCGTCTTGGTTTCATGGGATGTCTGGCTACAGATTTACACGCTTGCTGACTCCACTGACCGTCCGCTTTCAGACGGCTTCAGCGGTAGCGGTGTAAACACCATCGGTTCAGTTGACGTTCCAAACCTAGTTGGACGCTTTGCAGGATTCCCTGTCTACGTTGACTACGGTCTAGATGCAAAGACGATGTTCATTGCTTCCAGCCGTGCAATCACCACTTGGGAAACCCCAGGCGTTCCATTCCGTCTTGACGACGAAAACCCTGTAAACCTAACCAAGGTCTACAGCATCTACGGCGAATTGGCAGTAGGCGTTACAAATGCACTCGCACTTGTAAAGCCTGTCATTGCCTGACGGTGGGAGGTGACGACGGTGGTAACACTTTCACAGGCAAAGGCGTACGTAGCAGCCAACGATGACGGTACTGAGGATGACGAGTTCATCCAGTCCTGCATTGATGAAGCAACCGACATGGTTACTGCATTCATTGGCACTGCGACTGTTCCAGATTCCGGCAAGGACCGGGCAATCCTGGAAACGGTGTCAGAGTTGTTCCACCGTCGTCAGGCACCTTCTGGTGTTCAGCAGTTCGCTGCATTCGACGGTGGACCAATCGTCCGGGTAGCCCGTGACCCTATGGTCGGGGCTTACCCAATCTTGGGCCGATACATGGTGATTGGGCTGTGACTTCTTCCCTACGTGCAATCCGCACAGAGGTAAAGGACCAGCTAAAGCTAGCCGGCCTACCCAATGTCAAGGCAGCTTGGCCTGACAAGTACGCAAACACAAAGACAGTAATCGTGGATGCGGACGACCCATATTTGGACTTCATCGAAGATGCGTCCTTTTACGAGGCTGGACGGGAATACAACGCTTTGGCGACCGTTCGCCTCCGGGTGACTGTGCTAGTCGGAAACGGCGACACAGAAGCCCTGCGCAACACCCTAGACGATTTGCTTGTGCAGGTACTGGCAGCAGTCGGTGCAATGGAACGGAACTGGACTATCGAACCAATCGGAGGCCCTTTCTACGAAGGCACCTACGGACCTAATCCTCCACTAGCAATCAGGGTCAGCATGCGCACACAACTTGACCTAGAGGAGGTTTAAGGGAATGGCTATTACGAACAAGGCTTACAAGGGTGCCAAGTTGAGTCTGACGATTGACTCAGTTGAGTACAACATGGACCTAACCAAGGCTGTTATCACCAACGAAGAGGCAGACGATTCTGACGTTTCATTTGCTGACCTTGGTGCTGGTGCAGGACTTAACTGGAACCTTGAGTTTGAGGCATTCAGCGACTACGCGTCTGGTTCTATCTGGTCCTACGTATGGGACAACGCTGGTGACACTGGCGTTGCTTACTTGCTAAAGCCATATGGAAACGCAACGGCTTCTGCAACACAGCCTCACTTCAGCGGAACGCTGAAGGTTGGAAACAAGCCAGGCAACATCGGTGGAACCGCCAACGAAACATTCAAGTTCGAACACGTATTTGAACTTGAGGGCGAACCACTGCGAGTTGTTGCCTAATGCCTGACAGCGTACGCGTTGAAGGATTGCGCGAAACAATCCGTTCTTTGGAAAGGCTTGGTGTAGAGGTCGCAGACCTTAAGGCAGCCTTCAAGAAGATTGGTGATTCCGTCATGACGGA